GCAGCGGGCCGAGCTGTACCCACGGAACGCCCGGCCCGACGCATTACCCGAGTAGGTCTCTTGACACCACGAACTGACGCCGACCCAGTGCCAAAATTGATTGTGAGTGCTGTTGTGATCGGTTGTATCCATGTTCGAGTCAAGGTCGGAAGATACCGGAGCAGGAAGTCCAGAGATAACCTCCTCACGGGCGATGAAGCGATCCCACTCGTTATTAGTAGGGCTTCCGCCCGCATGAGCGTCGCTTGTATGCCTATAATTGTTGCCGCCTGTGAGCAGTCGGCATTTATAGCGAGCGCCGTCGATGTTGATAGTTTTGCCGGAAACATAGCCTTGTCCGTTGAGGTCGTCCCACGATACGCTCACAAGGATAACCCGGTCACAGATCAAGAGGGTCTTGTCGCCGTCTTTAATCTTGACCCATTGAAGCCTTTTCGCCTCATCTGCCGGGGTGTTGCCGATGGTGTAGTTCGCCATACCGCCGGACATCTGTGGGATGTTTCCGTATCCGTTATTGCCGCCTGCTGCGTTGTCCGGTCTCCACGGTTTAGTGGGCCGGACGAGGGCGGCTCCGTTGTTGTAAAAACCGCCTAATTTGACGGTTCCGAGATAAGTAGCCAAAGTACATTTCTCCTTCCACTTTAATGAAGCGGTAGGGAGCGAATATCTTCTTAGCCAGATTGTAGGCCGACGCCCAGCGAGCAAACCCGAGCCACGAGTTCACCGCTTGAAGCACTTCCTTTCTTGCGAGAAGTCCATCCTTCATCTTCTCAACCATCTTCTTGATACGCCTCTTCATTGCACGTTTTGTCTCTGTGCGAAGCATGAGGTGGGTCGCCTTAATCTTAAAGCCGTAAGCGTTCACGCCCTGCCGAACACTAAATATTTTAGTTTTAGAGTTCGTCTCAAGGTGTAGCCTCTCGTCGAGGTATGCCTTGATTTTTGCAAGCCATTCCCGAGCGGTTTCTCTGTCCGGCGCAATGATAACAACATCATCCATATACCGGGTGTAGAGTGTCGCTCCGAGGTAGCGGATGCAATACTAATCGAGCTCGTTGAGGTAGATGTTGGCGAAGTCTTGGGAACTGACATTCCCGAGCGGTATGCCTCGTTCTCCCTCTGGGCTTGAGTCGATAACCTTGCAAAGAAGCCGAAAAAACTTGAGGAAGTCCGGGTATTTTTCCGGGTACTTCTTCTTGAGCTTCTTGAACCGCTTAACGAGTATCTGCTTTAAGATCGTGCGGTCGATTGAATAGAAGAACTTCTTGACGTCGAGCTTTATCACGGTAGCCTCTTCGCCCCATTTTTTGAGGGCAGCTCTCATATCGTGCTACACATTGAAGGCGGCTCGAATAGGCCCTTTCCCATACTGACAAGCAAAGGAGCGTTCTACGAAGACTGGGCGGTATATGTTTTGCAGCTCCTCATGGATAACGAGTTGCACGATCTTATCCCTCAATTTAGGGATAGACAGTTCCCGCCGCTTTGGTTCCGTGATAACTGTATGATAGTATGCTCCGGGGGTATAGCGCTCCTTTCGGAGATCTCGCCATAGCCCGACGTTGTTGAGTTCTCTGTAGAGGTCGTAGTTGACGGCCTCTTTCTTGAATTTCCGAGTCCCTCTTAGGGCCTCTTTGTAGTTTGCCTCTATCCGATCATAGCCGACTACCTCCTCGAAGGTTCCCGGCTCCCGGAGTACGGGCAAAGGTTTAATAGGGAATTTCGTCATTATGGCATCCTTTCCATTTAGAAACGGCTTGGCATAGGTGACGCAGGTTTCTACCTACTTTGTAAGCTCGCCCGCTGCCGTTGTAATGCGGGGGGCGCTACTGTTTTTACACCGTCGTTTGACATGGTGAAGGATTACCTCTCCCTTGAAGTATAACAAGGACACGTTGCCGGAGCCGTAGCACGGCAATCGTAAAACCTACAAGGCGGGGCGGAAACCGAGGTTGACGTTCCGATTCGAGGACGAGTTGTAATTCCAGTTGCGGGCCGAGTTGTACCCACGGTTCGCCCGGTTCGACGCCAAACAGAGATAACCCTAATAGGTGCTACTTTTTACTATAAGGGGCTTGCTGTGGATTTTGAGCCCCTGTTTTGTTGTAATAGGCTTGCTGTAGCCCGCCTATTATGCGCCCGATTTCTGCGAGGTCTGCTTGCAGTTCAAGAGCCTTGCCCTTCGTGATATACTTCTGATTTCGTGCTACCGCAAACAGCGTGAGGAGCAGCGTCTTCTCTGCGTCTGCTTCTTGGAGATACTCCATCCTCTTTGCCGTGCGGATGTTCGTGAACATGACTGTATCACGGATGAGCCTGTAATTTGCTTGCTTGATTTCTTGGCACAAGCAAAACTTCTCAGCAGCGGGGAAGTTCTTTAGCAAGGGGTAAATCTTTTCAAGAAAGATCTCAGCCTTCTTTTGAAGAGTTGTCTTATTGTCAGCCAGAGTATAGACACCTCATTTCCCGTATTCGAGTTATCTCGGTGATGTCCCCCTCAAACTCGAAGCCGTAGTCGGTGATCTTTGCCAGCGCCGGAGCTCCCGTCATTGCGCTGTGTCCCTCGAAGGTCAACTCCCCGTCTCCAATGAATACGAGCCCCTCCGTCGTGGAGAGCAGCAGCTCCCCGTCGGGCGCTCCTTTGCACCTTTCGCATACCGGGTCAAGCTCACCGAAAAAACTCCCGAGTATGCAGCTTGCCTCTTTACGAGTGCAAGCGATCTTATACATAGATTTTTCTTGCCACCGGGTCATAGATGCCGGAAGTGATCGCCACACTATCAACCGTGTCGAAGTTCTTGAGAAAGACGTTCTGCGTCATGTTGTTGAGCATGGCGTCTTTAAGGACTTTGATCTCCTTCTGGGCATCCGCAATCAGAGCAGCATGAATGATAGTTTCGGCGGTCACTTTCTCGATGCCGTCGTCCATGTGCCCGAGGTTCGTCT